TCCGTTTGGAGATCACGACGATTTGGTGGACAGTACAACACAAGCGTTAATGCGTTTTAGACAGGGAGGATTTGTAAGCTTGCCTGACGATTATAAAGAAGACCCATTACCGCGAATAGATAAGGAATATTATTGATGCCACTATCAAAAGAATTTTATTTAGATCAAATTAAATCTAAATATCCAAATAGTTATAATAAAAGTTTAGAGGACTTACCCGTCAAAGATCTAGAAGATATGTTAGATTTTTTAGATGAAGCTTTAGAAAAAGCGGACGGCGGATTGATGGGCATAGAAGTTTTATTTAAACCAAAAGTTCCAGCGGCCCCCTCACAACTTGTATCTGAGTCGGATATACTTTTAGGTTATAGGGGATCAGGTGAATATCAAGGCGGTGGTGGTGGATCTAAAGGTGGTGGTGGATCTAAAGGTGGTGGTGGAAGTAAATCTGGTGGTGGAGGAGGTCGAGATAGAGATTTTCAACAAAGAGGAATGAGTAAAGCTGATTATTCTAAATCTACTCAAACACAAAATTTTGGAGGTCGTGATAATCAAACTACTAAACCAAATTTTAAAGAAAAAATAAAATCAGTTGTAACTAATCCTGCCGTGCAATTATTAGGAGGAGCAGTTTTAACTGGAGGTATAAATCTTGCTTTTCCAGGAGCACTCGAAAAATTAAACAAAGCAAGAATGATATCTAACGCAATTAAATATGGAAAAGATATGGCGATAGAAGATGAAATAGAAAACATTACACAAACAGGAGGAATTTCTCCTTATGCAGACGGCGGCCGAGTCGGATTGTTTATGGGTGGTTCACCTTTACAAGGTGAAGCATTATCTATTTACAATTCTATGAAAGCTTATGGTAATGACGATCAAACGATCGCGGATCGTTTACAGTCATTAGGTTTATATACACCAGGGGGTTCAACTCCTGATACTCCAAGTGATAACATCATTGGTTCACAAATAAATCAAAGTGGTGCCGGAGACGGACCAACAAGACCAACATCAGAAATTGTTTCAGACTTTTCAGAATCAATTACTAAAAGACAAAATCAATTAAATAACCCAGGTAAGATTGCAAACTTAATAGGAGATTTTATTCCACAACAAAGATCAATACAAGATATGTTAGCGAGTGGTCAGATAGACCAAAGAAGAACCAGCGGTCTTCCATTAGGTATAGGAGCAATAATAGGATCAATGTTACCAGATAAATATTATGATATGACTTTAGCAGATCAAATAACAACACAAGCGTATATGGGTTACACAGATCCTAATACTAATATGCCTAACAAAGATCCATTTGGTTTAAATGTTAGATCTGCATTTGGAAACTATGCAGAAAAAGCAGCAGATATTGTAGATACACTAACAGCAAAAGGAACGGTAAATGGAGTGTTTGATATTAATAATTTATCAAACTATGATAAAACAAGATTCAATCATTATAAAAATGTAACTACAACAACCTTAAATGCTAGAGCAGATATTGGATTAATTAATTTAGCAAAAGAACAAGAAGCAAAAAGACAAGCAGATCTAAAAGCAAAAATTCAAGCTGAAATAAATGCAGGAAAATCTTTAAGTCAAATCGGACGAGAAAACTTTACAGGTAGAGGTCAAGCTTTTGAAGAAAGAAAAGATACATTTACTGGTGGTAAAACAATTGATTCACCAAGCACGCCCGGAGGAAAATATAGTTCTCCTAGAAAAGATGGTGGTTTAATGTTTGCAAAAGGCGGCCTCGCTACGATGTTCGTGGAGAAAAGATAATGGAAATAAAATACGATTCAATTCAAGGTGCTATTGTAGATACTAAAAACGAAATAAAAATTACTCAACCTGAGTTATTATTTTGGACTGCTACTCATCCAGATCCGGTGAATATAGATGAGTCCAAATTGACAAAAACTAAAGCACCTGGTAAGATGATGGTAAAAGGTGTTGAATCAATAACAATTAAAGAGAGAATATAAAAAATGGCTACAATAGACAAACCACTTCCAAATACAAATGTTACCGAAACAGTTGTTAAAGTTCCAAAGCAAGAAGAATTAATTCAAGAACGAGATGAAATTATTGAAAGAAAAGATCAACAAGGAAATGTTGAAGTTACTATGGATGAAGAAGGTGGTGCAGAGATTGCATTTGATCCTAGAGCTATAACTGAAGAAGGCGGCCAAGACCATTTTGATAACTTAGCAGATTTTTTAGGAGATGATATTTTAGAACCATTAGGTGCTAAAATGGTAGACCAGTACAACGAATACAAAGAGTCCCGTGGTGACTGGGAAGATACTTATAGAAATGGACTCGAACTTTTAGGGTTTAAATATGAAAGACGAACGGAACCTTTTAGAGGAGCTAGTGGTGTCAATCACCCGGTTCTTGCAGAAGCAGTTACGCAATTTCAAGCACAGGCTTATAAAGAGTTACTCCCGGCTGATGGACCAGTACGAACGCAAATAATGGGCACAGCTGATGTAGCAAAAGAAGAACAAGCTAAACGTGTAAAAGATTTTATGAATTATCAAATTATGGATCAAATGAAAGAGTATGAGCCAGAGTTTGATCAAATGCTTTTTTATCTCCCTCTATCCGGATCTACCTTTAAGAAAGTCTACTATGATGCTCTTTTAGGTAGAGCGGTTTCTAAATTTGTGCCTGCAGATGATTTGATTGTGCCATACTCTGCAAATAGTTTAGAAGATGCAGAGGCTATAATACATACAATTAAAATTTCAGAAAACGAATTAAGAAAACAACAGGTAGCTGGTTTTTATAGAGACATAGAATTAGGAACACCACCAGTAACAGAAAATCAATTACAAGATAAAAAATTAGAGCTAGAAGGAATTTCTAAAGATGGCCAAGAAGATCAATACATACTTTATGAGGTACACACAAATTTAGATTTAGAGGGTTATGAAGATATGGGTGAAAATGGTGAACCCACAGGAATTAAATTACCTTATGTTGTAACTGTATCTCAAGCCGGAAATAAAGTTTTATCTATTAGAAGAAATTTTAATGCCGATGATCCATTAAAGAAAAAAATAAATTATTTTGTTCAATTTAAATTTTTACCTGGCACAGGTTTTTATGGTTTTGGTTTAATACATATGATTGGTGGATTAACAAGAACTGCAACAGCAGCTCTTAGACAATTATTAGATGCGGGAACTTTAGCTAACTTACCGGCTGGATTTAAATCTAGAGGTATAAGAGTC